AACTTATCGTATCTGCTCATTGGCAAAGGTTGGTTGGTACTTGGAGATGTTGAGATAGCACCACTTGATATTGACATCTCTAACCATTTTTCAAATACAGGTCTAACGAAATGGTCAATGGTAAATCTTTGGTACAGTCTATACATCTCACGATCTTCTAATGCACCGGCTCTTAGTGAACTGTAATTTACAGAACTAAGGTCATTGGTTAAAGCGTGATAAGAAATATTCAAACCTGATGCAATACTTCTTAAAACTTGTGTACTGAATGATTCAAAAGCTGATGTTGGATGGTCAGGATCAAAAGATTTGAAATCCATTCCCGCTGGTAATTGTTCAAATGTTCCAGCTTCAGCATTCATTATCGGTACATATTCTTCATCTTCGCCATCTCCAACATAGCCATCACCATCAGGAGAAACAAAGAAACCCATCTTACTTGCTGATACTCTTGCAGAAACTATTTCTGCTTCTAAATAACCATTTAATAATTTTATGTTTGCCATCGCTGATGAAGTAAATGGTACGCCTCTATTTTGTTCAGGTCTGTTTGGAATGTAAGCGTGGATTAATTCCTCTGCATTTACTCTTATATGTTTTTGTGTTGAATAGTATTGGTTATCAAATGGATGATTTTTGTACAGATAATAAGCAACAGGTTTGTTACTTGCATTTAACTCAACGCCCATTTTAATTTTATTACCACCCTTTTCAGGATTGTCGTTTTTTGTTTCGTCTAAATGATCTGCTTCTAAAAACTCTATCTGATAACCAAACTCTGAATCTCTTGATTTGACATGACGAACTAATACTTCACCATCTCTTGCTAAAGATTCTATAAATAATTTTTGACAGTCGATAAATGTTAATCTGCCATTGGTTGTGCAGTTTCCTAAACGACACCATTGATGCCATTTTTCTTCAATGATTCTGTTAGCTATCAAATCCAAACTGCCATCATCGTTTCTTGCTTTCATTGATAATCGAATACCATTGTTGCCAACAACATTTGATTGCATAAGATTTAAATATCTTTGTACATAACTATCGTTTCTTGCTAAATCTCTTGATCTATCTCTTAGCAATCTAAGATTGGTTTTTATCTCTTCATCAGCAGATGTAGATGTTTGTAAAAAATCTGAAAATAATCTGCTGGTACTAGCACCATTGTATTTTCTTAAATTCAAAGTTTTTCTTCTTTTTGGTTTTCTTGTAAATCTGTCGTACCAAGCCATTAGAATTTAACCTCTATTGTATTACCTGACCTTTGTTTATTTTTAATTCTTGCCTTTTTAATTTCTTCTAAATATTCAGCATGGTATCTATCTCTGAAAGTTAGTAATTCATCTATCGACATTCTTGATAAAGAACGACCAGCTATTGAAAAAGAAGATTGATCTATTGATGCCCTGTTTTCTAAAACAGCTTCTATGTTATCTAAAACCTTTTTTGCATGACTTCTTAAATCAGCATTGGTATTAGCTAAATTTTTAACTACTGTGCTTCTGCCTGTATCAATTCTAATTCTTTGTGAATCCGATGTCCTAGTAATAAAAGCGTTCCAAATATAATCACCATCAGAATAACTAGCTGTAGTTGAAGATGCTACCTCAACAAAATAAGTATCATCAGCTTCGGTTGCTGTAATATCAAACTTGTGACTGCCACCACCACCTGAATCTTCGTGAAATTCATAAGTAAGAGCAAAAGCAGATGTGGGATAAGTGTCTGCAATATCATCTCTACGCCACAATAATCTATCACCCACTACGATAGTGTCAGGTTCTTGTGTTGGATAATTGGTTCTGTCAAATGCGTTGGACATACTTTAAATACAAAAATTTCTTCTAAAAAGATAGAATTAAAAAGCATTTTATCATTAAAAGATAAATAAAATTAATTTAATTTATTTGCAAATAATAGTTGTAATTTTCTGAAAAGTTGCTAATATAATATTCATAATTTACAAAAAAGGAGAAAATTATGAAAAGATCAAGATTAGACAATGAAACAGTAATGTTTGAATCAGAAGAAATGAACATTATATTTTACAAGGGCATAGAGATTTGGAAGCAAAAAGCTATGGAAAATCACATAGTAGTATGTAGCTTTCAAAAGGATGGTGTTTCTTTCGACAATCCTAGAACTAATTCTTTGCAAGATGCAAAAGACTTTGTTGATAGTTATTTGATATAGTAAAAATCTGAAAAAGAAGCCACCTACTCAGGTGGCTTTTTTTTACCAATCATTAACCCAAGTATTTCTTCTTCTGCGATTGATTAGATTCTTTCTTTTCTCTTGTTTCGGTTGTGCTTCTTGCGATTCGCTTTTGGTTTTTATTTTATTTAGGTTTGGAGAAAGAATATAAAATCCAGCTAAAGCATAAACAAAACAATCCAATGCTTCATTCCTTTCTCTTGTCTGTTTCCAAACCAATTTCTTTTGTCCACGATGGAACTTGATAATTCTTTTTTCTGCGGTTAGTTGTTTGAAATATTCTTCATCGACTGTACTTGGGAAATGGATATATCCAGCTTGATCTTCTTCTGCAACATTTAACCAACTAAACAAAGTATCTTTGGCAGTATCAGTTCCGATTGGATAAAGACTTACTCTTTGTCTGCCTGATTGTGTTGGTCTATTAGCAATTGGTTTCCCACTTATGCTTTGACCCTTGACAGCAAATACCCTTCTGCCTTGTCTTGGTTTTACAAATCCATAAACGCTTTGTGTGGCATAACCTGAATCAATACAAGTAATTGCTATTTTTAATTTATGATTATTTTCTTTGGTGAATGATGATAATAAATATTCATCTAGTTCTTTCCATACTTCCAATTGATTAGGATCGCCCCAAAAGATTTTGTATTCAATTACATAGATTTGATTGTCTGCTGAGAAACCGACAACTTGTGCTTCTATTCGATCTGACTGGCAGTCAATTCCGCAACTTAGAACTAAAACATTTTCAGGGATAGTTTCATGATCGTAATTTTCTCTACGATTCAACAAACTATCGGATTCTATTTCTTCACCTTTTTCTGCAAAACATTCTCCTAGTGATGTATTTACCCAAACTCGTAATTGTTCAGGATTATTTTTAGCAACTAAAAATGATTCGACAACTTCTTTCCATGTACGCCATGATGAATACAATTCGTTTAAATGAAAACCAGCAACACTACTTTTGTTGCCTTCTTGAATCCATTTACCATTTTGCATCATGTAAGGTTTATCGGATTCATCAATAAGAACTCCACAACTCTTACAAACATAATTTACATTTTTTAAATCTTCATCCCATTGGATGTTTGACCATTCTAAATGTTGGTAAGTCTGACAATGTGGACAAGGCACATGGTACTTTCTTTGATCTGACGTATTCCAAGCATCTTGGATTCTACTCATGCCATCTATGGTTGGTGTAGATGTCATTATGATTTTACGATTCCAAAAGGTTGATGTTCTTTTTCTTGCTAAATCTACAGGATCACCTTCAGGAGTTGGTTGGTATCTATCAACCTCGTCTAGTAAAACAATCCTACATGGTCTTGATGATAATGATGCTGGTGAGTTACTTCCTGAGATAACTACAAAACCACCACCAAAAGATTTGGATAATATCGTGTTACCACTATCTCTGCTTTTAGAATCTTTGACCTTTCCTCGCAAAGCATCAGAAGCAGTAATCATTTTAGATAATCTTTGTGTAGAAAAGGCTCTTGCCATTTCTAGTGTAGGCATAACTACCAACATTGGTGCTGGATCGTGAGCAATATGATAGCCAAGTATATTTAAAAGTATTTCAGTTTTACCAACTTGAGCAGATGACATGATAACAATGCTTTCAATATCTCTATCATTGAGTGTGTCCATGATGCCACGTTGATATTCAGCACGACTTGTTTTCCATTGACCAGCTTCCGCACTAGATTCAGATGTTAAGACTCTATGATTATCCGCCCATTCAGAAACTTTAAGTTTCTTTGGTGGCTTGAACGTCTGTATCGACTGATTCCAAATTATTCTCAGAGTTTTTTGGAAGTCCTGTGTTTGCGAGTTCATTTAATGCTTCATGTACTTCGGTTGTTATTAAATCTTCTACTTCAGCATAGGATTTAAGACCTAAGACCTGATGTGTTACCTTTGCTGGTATATTTAATAGTTTTGAACGACAATTTGCAATTAAGTTCTGCCAAGTATCAATGACATCATCAGAATGTACTAATTTACTTGATAATACCGCTACTTCTATTTCTTTATGATCTGCTTGATTCTTAGTAAGTCTTAATTTTTCTTCATTGATGTCATTTGGCACATCTTTCAGATGTAATCTTGCTCTTTGTCTAAGATATTCTATATATGCTTTGCGACAAGCATCCATATCCATGCCACCACGACCTATGCCCTTTGGTAGTATGCCTTGTGATACTAGGTTAGATACATATTGTTTAGTCAATCCTAAGTGTTCACCAACGTCTTTTTGATTAGCCATTTCTACCACCAATGACTTGCTGTTGCTTCATTTGCTGTAAAAAATCTGTTGTTGGTATAGATTGTTGCTGTTGTGGTTGTGCCATAACTACATTTTAGCTAATTTTTTGCCTAATCTACGTCTTTTGTGCT